ATCCATTCTCATCTAATTCTTCTTTGGATAGACTGCCGCTGTAATATTCTTCTTTGATTTTACGCAATCTTGCATAATCAAAGTTGATTCTTTTGATGGCTAGCCTATGTTTGATAAGAATCTTTAGATACTTATTATGTAGTTGAGGTATTTTCAGCAGTTCTTTGCCTGGTTCTGTAGAGTCAATAACCGAATCTTCATCCCAGTATTTAATAATTTGTTCAAGGTTTTCCATAATTACTCCATTACAAAACTACATTATATCACGAAAGCTTTTCTATTGTAAAGTAGTCGTAGCGGAAAGATGCCGATGCTGAAATGTGTTCGTCAGCGGATAATGTGGTATCAAAGTCTAAACTTCCAACCGAAATTGGAAAAATATTAATAAAATTCACACGAAGTTTTGGATTATTCTGATTAGACATAATGGTAAGTGTGCTTTGCTTATTTTTTCGCATGTTGTAAGATTTTTCAACTGAAGATAAATCTACCATCCATTTGTATAAAACTAACCAAGCCGAAATATCTTCATTAACTAAAAATTCCATATCAAATGTATTGTAAGTTATCTTTGTACCAGAAACATACAGGTCTAAATTCGGAGTAACATGTACAGGAGAATCCAAAGAAATACCAGGCACGTTAACTTTTTGGCAGAAATACATCGTATCTGTAACTTCCGGAAAAGTCATTATAAACTTTGTTGGTTGTAATAGATTGGTATTTTCTGGTTTATTTGTTGATCCTGTAGCCATGTTTTTCTCCTTGTGGAGTATTTAGGGACCATAAAAAAAGAGGAGCATTTCTGCTCCTCTTGTAAAGCCCACTCTATGGTGGTTCTAACTACTTGAAATTACATCAAGTTAGCAACGCGGAAGATACGATAGTAGGTGTTGCGCTTAGAGTACAACTGACCTAGATCAACGTTTTCGCCGCCAGCAAATGGGTTTGCAACCATGCCGTAACGAGTCTTGAAGCCGATCTTTGGTTGGAAGGTGTACTGGTCAACTGCACGAACCATTTGTAGAGGAACGTATGGGCAGTAGAACAAACCTGCATCGTATGGTGAAGAACCCTTATAACCAATTGTTACCAATTCTTGGTTAGAAGTGTAGCCACCGAAGTATGGGTCAATGTAGACCTTGATACGACCGTGCAACAAACCTGCAAAGGTGTTACCAGTATCATCAACTTGCAAGTCAGTGGACAATGCAGGAGTGTACTGTAGAACACCAGCCATAGCCATAGCAGAAGCAACGTCAGATGATACGATCATCACGTTGCCCTTACCACGACGAGTCTCTTTAGCAATAACGTTAGCGTCACGTTCAACTTGGAAAATCAAACCTTTGAAACGCTCAACAGACCAACGACCGTTAGAGTCGGTGTCAAGGTCAAACGTACCAGGAGTGGTTGTACCGAACTGAGCACCGTTCTTAGCAACAGTGTAGATTGTACGGATAACTTCACGGTTAATTTCAGCAAGAATCTCAGTAGACAGAATGTTTGACAATTCTGTTTCTGCATCAAGACCATGAATTGCTTTCAAGTCTTGAGCAAGTTCTAGTGAGTATTCAGCTTTCAATGCACGTGATTGAGCGGTAACAGTAACCTTCTCAATGCTGAATGCCATTTGACCAAACTGTGTGTTTCCTTCTGAACCCAAAAATTCGGCTCTAGATGTAGACATGCCAATACCAGTTGTGAAGGTGTTAGCTGTAGTGAAACCAGGACCAACTGGGTTTGTTAACGTATCACCAGTGGTGTTGTTAGCAAAACCGAAACGGTTGGTGTCGGAACCAATACCAGCAAACTGAGTGTTAGCTTCATTGTAGAAAGCTTCTCTGCCGGAAGCAACCATGTTCTCACCGTATTTGGCACGCATTGCGAAAATCAAACCGGTAGGACCAGTCATTGGCTGAACGCCAGCAACGTCATAAGCGATAAGATTTGGTAATGCACGGCGAACCAAGCTGATTAAGATTGGGTCAAAGTTTTGAACGCCGGCACCAGTAACGTTAGAAGGACCGCCGGAAGTGGTCTCATTCAACATGCCCATTTGAGCGCGGTCAGATGCCATAGCTTGAGATTGGTTCTCAAGAACCATAGCTGTAACAGCTTTCTTGTATGGATCTTTAATAGCTTCTAGTTCTGGATGATCCAGAACTGGTTGCCACTTTTGTTTTAGTTCTTCAGATAAAAGCATTTAAGTAACTCCTATGTTTAAATTGTGTGCTTATTTTTGCACAGATTTTGAAATTGAATTAACAACGGCGTTAATCAGAGGATCAGCGGATGCTTTAGCAGGCTTATCTTCTGGTACTTCAACGCCTTCTTCCAGGGCAAATTTTTCGCCAGCCTTCACTGAACTATGAGCATAAGCTTCTTTCAGTGTGGTAATCTTTTCAGCGAAATCTTCCTCAGAAGTAAACTCAACACTCTCTGCGAGCGACTTAAGTTTTTCTACCTGAGTCTGCGTTAGGCCTTCACAAACTGCTTGTATGGCCTGAATTTTTTTGTGTTCGTTGATTTCTTTACGATACTCAATAGACTTTTGAATTTCTTCATTTAATTTGTCTTCAAGTTCTTCAACCTTTGTTGCCATTTCTTCAACAACATCAACCTTTTCTTCTGGAATGTCGATGTAGTGTTCGGCAAATAGATTGCGTAAACCACCAATAAAGTCTTCTACGATTTCAGCACGTAGACCGGACTCAATTGCCAATTGGTTTTCTTCCATCCATTCTTCTACCATATAGTTTAGGTAGTCATCAATTTTGTTGGCGAAATCTTCTTTAAGTTCTTCCACTGCCTGTTCAAATTGCTCATGTAGTTGTGACTCAACTTCTTCGGCAATTTCTTCTACGCGAGACATAACGGCAGCTTCAAAAATTGTGGTAGCTTTTGAAACGAATTCTTCTGACAAGTCTTGACCTTGTAACAAGGCATCAATGTCTTCTTTCATGTTTTTCTTAGCCATCATTTTCTTCATCATGGCTTTATCTTTTTTCTCATCTTCATGATCTTCTTCTTCTTTTTCTTCCGCAACGATTTCTTCGTCACGTTCTTCTTCTTCGTATTGCTGGAATGTTGCACCAGGATTCTGTTGCATCATTTGACGACCTGGTTTGCCTTCTGGATGCTCAACGGAACCAGATTCTGCTGGTTGACCTTTTAGCTTCTTCATTGGCTCAGAACCAACTGGTGGTGTTGCTCCTGGTGGTGTAGCTGATGCAACACCTTTAGATGCGTCTGGACCGCCATCGGTTGTCTTGGTAACTTGAGTACCGATTTCACCAACGTCTTTCTGGCCTGCAACTACGGATGTAGGAAGCTTAGAAGGACCTTCGGTTCCTTTTTTTGCAGAAGCGATGCTTTTGTTTAGAATGTCAGCGGCAGCTTCAGATAAATTAAACTTTTTAACCATTTAAAACTCTCCTTGGTTTCGTGTGTGGATATTTATAATATTACAATTTTTTAAGGAAGTTTTCAAAGATTTGTAAACTTACTTGTTCAATTTCTTTACGTGAAGCTTTACGCACTTGTTGTACAGCTTCTTCAAGATGAACTTCAGTCCACTTACCATCTACTAACATCCATTCTTTGCCCTCCATAATGCCCTGAACAAAAGCTCCTGGAGCAGAAGGATCGGCCACAATATCTGCCGCTGTGGCTAGATAAAAGTCGGGTTGAACAACGTTAACTCCGTTGACCATTTTTAGAGAACCCATACCTCTAGAAGAAACACCTAATTGTGCTCCACCTTCAATAAGGTTCCTTGCAATGTTACCCATTGGTGTATCAAGAATCTTTGCTTTGCCTACCCACTGGTTGCCATCTTCCCTCAAACCAACGATCATGTGTGATACACGATCTAAATTAATAGTTGGTGTGTCTGGATGACCTAATTCTCCAAAGGCACGATTCTTATTGATATAATCTTCAGTATATCTGTGAACTTCTTTTCTCAAAGTATTGAATTCATAGATACGACCATTTTTGTTTTTCTTTTCGGCAACAAGAAAAGGTCCCTCAATATGAAGGATTTTTTTACCATCTGCATCTTCTGTCAGATAGTTAACGGTTTCGGTAATTTCTTTAATTAATTTCATCTTACTCCCATTGCCTTTCTTTTTCTCAGAGACATTTTTCTTTTTCTAAGTATCTGAGACATTTTACTTCTTCTTTTAAACTTCGCCTTACGGGCACCTAATTTTCTTTTTCTTCTTTCAGAAGCGGACATTCTAACCATTTTCCCGCCTCTGAACGTATAACCAGGAACTGAAGAAACTTTCCTTCTTCTTTGTACCTTACCTGCACGTATACGTACACGTATTAGTTTCGTTCTTCCCATCTTTTGGATGTTTGCTTCATCAAGTTCAACACCCATTTTTTCATATTGTTCTGCCGCAATTTTTTTCTTTAACTCACCTATTTTTTGATTGGCTATTTCAACCAACCTAGACTCTATCAATTCTCTGGCCTTATCAAGGTTGCCAGAGACAATATAATCTATCAGTTTCATTATGGTCTTAGTGTATAATTCGGACCATAGTTAAATGCAGCAGGATCATTAAATTGACCACGCTG